CAGGAAGAAACCTACGGACGCAATGTCGAATCTATTGAGAAGCTTTACGGCCCCCCTACTATCACAGAGAAGATCAACGGTAATCTGGGAATCTTCTGGAACTATAAAGGAGAGTGGGGAATTGCCAGCAAAGGTTCCTTCAGTTCTGTACATGCAAAGTGGGCAAAAGAATGGTTTCAAGGTAATCTTTCTTATGGAATAATTAACAGACCTAGTAATTTTGTATGGCCCATAGGTTATACACCCATATTTGAAATGATTTGTCAAGACATTCAACCGCACTGTATCACCTATCCGGCAGATGGTTTGGTACTTCTTGCTTTGATAAACAAAGAAACTGGGGAGGAACTTAACTATAAGGATATGTTAGACTATGCTCTACTTAATGGTATTTCTGTCACAGCAAGGTATTGTATTCCTTTAAAAGATGCAATAGAGATAGACAGACCTGGACATGAGGGTTATGTAGCCACGTATGCTATACCGGTGCACGCTCCGCTGAAGTTGAAGATTAAGCATCCCAGTTTCCTTACAACTCGTAAAAAGTTCTATGAGGATATTGAACTGGCGAAGCTAAATCTTCCGGTTATAGATGATATGTATGAGGCAGTAAGGAAGCATTCAGCAGAACTTGTTAAACGAGCATTGGTAGAATTTACTCTACGAAAAGAGTTTGCAGAGTTTTTTAACCTGCCTGAGAACAAGGTATACGCTCCAGTTTGTTTTGCCATGATGGACACAGGAATTTCTGGAAAACATCAAGACGCAATCTGGAGAGTAGTAGGAAACTTGAGGGGAAAATGAAAGCTTATCTTGCGGCAATGTATAAAAGACGGGATGAACTTCGTATTTTCAAAGAACACCTTGAAGAAGCAGGGATAGTTATTACATCTAGATGGCTAGATGAAAATGAGCCGCTAAATAGTCAAATGGGACAGCACTCTAAGAAGTTTTATAAGACCACTGCTCGTATTGACTTAGAGGACATAGATGCGGCAGACATCATGGTGTTCTTTTCAGAAGACCCTCTTGTGGGAACTGTGCGGGGCGGGCGGCATGTTGAGTTTGGGTATGCCCTTGCCAAAGGAAAACCAATTTATACAGTCGGACCAAAAGAAAATGTTTTTCATTATTTGAAAAATGTGTACCACTATGACAGCATAAATAGGTTTTTGAAAGCTATGAGAGATAGCGGATTCTAAAAGGATAATCTAATTAAGAAGAAAGGAGGAGCAATGATAACAGTAGGAAACGTTACACAAAAGTTAAAAATGCTTAGCGTAGAAGATATGGAAGAAGGAAAAGTTTATGCAAGTACATCCATGGGAAGTAAGGGATTGTTATTTACCAAACTGAACGGAACAGTTCTTGTATTTAATAACAACTATGTTTCAACTACTTACAGTCACACTAATGATCTGTATCTAGCACCGAAAGAAATGGCAATTACGATTTCTAATTAAGATATTAACAGGAGAAGCATGGATATTATTACAGAAGAGGTTACCGATCCTACGGCTATAGTAGGACAGAAAGTAGCAGGAGAATCGGCAAAAGTAAGAAAGCAACTCGAACAATTGATAAAGAAGGTTAACACAAGTGCATTTGACATCGCTGACCTGTTATACTCAGTTAAGAAGAACGGGTACTATGAAGGCTACGAGACGTTTAATGCATTTATTCAGACACTAGAAATCAAGCCCCGTAAGGCTCAATACCTTACCCGCATGAACGAAGTTATGGACGCTCTAGGGTTCAACAGAGAGAAGTACGAACCTCTGGGAGTAGCAAAGCTGCGAGAGATTTGTAGTTTGAATATCAACGATGAGTGGGTCAACCCGGAAACAAAGGAAGTAGTTCCTATTAAGTCTTTTGTCATAGGGTTTATAGAAAAAGGTCAAGGACTGACCTTCGAGGAGATTCAGCAACACGTCCGTACACTTAAAGGGCTGGTAGGTGAGAACAATTTGGTGTTTCTACATTTCTCAGTCAAGCAGTCGGTATTAGAAAATGTAGTACGTCCGGCTCTTGACCTCGCCAAAAAGCACATTGGATCAGTAAGCAAGGATGCAGAAGGTATTAGCCAAGATGCCAGCGATGGATCGGCCTTGGAGGTAATAGCAATAGAGTATCTGACCAGTGCCGAGGAACCCGGAGACGAAAAAGTAGAGGAGGAAAATGCTACGACTGATTCTTAATTTGCATTACTTCTGGAACATCTATGCTGCCTATATACCTATCCTGTTTTAAGCGTGATGGGCACAAATGCCGTCACTGCAATGGTCGGAATGGAGTTCATCCTCATCATGTGATATATAGATCGCAAGGAGGTAAGGATGAATTGAGCAATTTGCTGACACTTTGCGCATGTTGTCATAGGGCAGTGCATGACCATAAACTATTAATAACAGTAGAAGGAATTCTGGAAAACAATCTACGAGTAAGGTTTACCAGAGTGAAAAATTGGAAGCCATGCTAAGACCGTATCAAAAAGAAGCGATTGCGAAAATTCGTGAACACTACTCTGCTGGTAAAGTCCGGCAGATTTTGTGCATGGGGACGGGCACAGGAAAGACGGAAGTTTTCGCGCATCTTCCGGAAGAAGTAAAAGACATTCTTTCGGGGCAACAAATTGTGTTACTTCATAGGGACGAACTGGCGCAACAAGCATACAGAAAGATTACACAACGTAACCCACATTTAAAGATTCATATTGAAGCGGGTACGTCATACGCAGACCCAGATGCAGACGTTATTATTGCAAGTGTGCAAACCTTAGGAAGAAAGAATACTGAGCGAATAAAGAGATTCAACTTCCAAAACTTCGACAAGTGGGTGGTAGACGAAGCACATCGCTCTATTGCTCAAAGTTACATGAACGTGTATGAGGCCGCAAACCTCCTACAAGATGGTGACAAACGTTTGTTACTAGGGTGTACTGCCACTCCGTTTAGAGGGGACGGACAGCCGCTTGGTACGTTGTACCAAACAATCTCCTACACCTATTCTCTAAGACAGGCAATTGAAGACGGCTGGCTAGTAGACATTAAAGGGTTACGAGTAAACACAGACACATCCCTTGATGAAGTTAGTACAAGTGGGGGAGACTTCAATCAAGAAGAACTTGCTGATACAGTCAACACTCCTGCGCGTAACCAACTAGTAGTTGATTCTTATAAGAAACATTGCGATGGACGGCAGGCAATAGGATTTGGAGTAGATATTAAGCATTCTCAAGTTCTTGCTGAATGTTTTGTAGCAAGTGGTATCAACGCTGAAGCAGTGTGGGGAACAGACCCGGATAGGCACGACAAGATTCAAAAGTTTAGAGACGGCAAGATTCAGGTTCTATTTAACGCTCAGTTGCTCGTAGAGGGATTTGACCTTGACACCATTTCCTGTGTAATTCTAGCTGCTCCTACAAAGAGCGGAGTAGTATTCTCGCAAAGAGTGGGGCGCGGGACGCGTCTTAGCCCATTAAAGAAGGACTGTATAGTTCTTGATGTAGTGGATGCAACACACCGACATAACCTAGTTACGCTTCCAACTCTATTAGGGATGCCTAGAAACCTAGACCTGCACGGGCGCTCTCTAGTGGGTTCCTGTAAACTTATTGAGGAGAAGCAGGCCGAATTTGCTAATCTGGACTTCACAACACTAAAAGACATTGACAAGATCAATGCTTTTGTTGAAGAAGTTAACCTGTTTGAAGTAAAATTCCTGCCCGAAGTCGAGGCAAATAGCGAGTTCGTTTGGCACCCGTCCATTGGCGGTGGATACATTCTTATGCTGCCCAACAAAGATTTTATCAGGATGTCGCAGAATTTGCTTGACAAATATGAATTATGTGCTAGTATAAAAGGTAAGAGATATAAAGGAGAGAGGGACAGCATGGACGCTGCCTTCTCTGCGGCAGATGATTTGGTGAGAAAGATTTCACCAGAGTCTTTGACACTCGTTGTCCGTGATGCATACTGGAGAGATGAACCGGCTACTCCAAAACAGATGAAGACAGTAAGGAAATTCTACAAGGGGAAGCAAATTCCGAATGATTTAAGTAAAGGGAAAGCCGACAGTCTTATCAAAGCGGCTATAGCAAAGAAAGGGAATTAGGAGCTAACAACCATGACAAGCAAAGAGAAAGTCTTACAAGTGTACCCTAACGCATGGTCTCAAAGGGGTATCGGTACTGCAACGCGGGGATACATTTGGGCAGGTGACGAGTCTACTCGCAAATTGGTAGACATGGACAAAACAAGGCTGCGGGAGTCGGAATTATGGCTCGGAGCGTGGCGAAGAGTTCAAGAGACTCTTAAGGAGAGAGCAAAAGAGAACCGTAGGATAGCTAAAGCGTTCTCTTGGTAGCATCCTAACAGGTGCACTATCGCACCAAACCGAAGTACATCATGCAAGAGAATAAACACCAATGCAAAGAAAGGAACAAAATGAGAGAGTTAAGCAGAATTCAGTTTGATATTCTACAGCAAATGATAGAGGTTGGCAGTCCAATCGTTCTTATCCAAGAACCCCTTGAGTCCGACCCCGCTGAAGCGAAGCGTCAAAATTCCGCTGCATTGGCAGACCTTGATGATATAGTCGAGATGGGCTTTCTTACTGATATATCAGAGGAATTTAAGGACTGCGAACGTGTAGTCCATGGATATATGATGACAGAGGCTGCTATTATTATGTTTCATCCAGCAGCAGCAGGAGGGGTAAACTAATGAAGATTCAGCGAAGGGAGGAAACGCATGGCTCTTGACGTTAACGCGAAGTACCTTATGAAGTTGTGCAGCCGAGACGCGGACACCGATGGATGGACGCCAGTATCTGATCAAGTCTGGCCGTTCCTCGACATGATTCCTGATGAGCTAATGGAAAAGCACGCTGGAGCATCTGGCGGGAAAGTACGTCTCACAGACAAAGGGGTAACGGTTCTTTTTTATATCTAACCGAATGCAATGTTTAAGGAGGTCAATAATGGCATGGTTCAATCGTAAGTGCTACCGTGATCGCTCCCATCATGGTAGGTGCTACCGTACCTACGCTGGTACAACGGTTAATATGTGGGCGATTAGTGTACTGGCCTGCTGTCTACGTATCATCAAAAAGGAGAGAGGATGACACAGGAAGAAAAAAAGTGGATTGATGAGGCTAGTTTAGTGGTGCTTCTAGGAAAATGGAGGTTTTCTCCTATTGGAGACCCTTATTTCCGGGACTCGGACCGGGGGAACTATTTTGCGAAAGTAATGTCAGAGAAACGTAGTGCCGATCCCGATGGATGGGTTCACGCCTCAAAAAATTTAGGATGGGACTAAGATGGAGAAGAAAGCTAATCATCAAGCAAATATTGTGGTTGTGAAGGAGGTTCTGCCTCACACCAACGCGGACACGTTAGAGATAATTCCTATAGGTGAATATCAAGTTGTGTCCAAAAAAGGACAGTTTAAGGTTGGAGAGTTCGCAGTTTACATTCAACCAGATTCGGTCGTACCACAAACAGAATCTTTCAGGTTTATCTGGGAAAGTTATGTAGACCCTATTAATTCTGATGCCCCTATCTCTGACAGAAGGCGTCGAATTACTGTTCGTAAGTTCCGTGGCGAGTGGTCTGAAGGACTGCTTATGCCAGTGTACGATTTTGATGAATTGGTAGACAGTACCTTAACTAGACAGTTTGTAGAGTCTGACTGGCGTGAAGGAACAGATGTATCTGATACACTTGGAATCACACACTATGACCCGGACGAAGGAGTAGAACGTACAGACGGAGATCAGGGAGCAGCACCCAGAGGCAAGCGCCGTTGGCCGCGCTCTATCAATGGCTGGATTAAGATGATCTGGCGGTATGTTACCTTCACCCGTGGACAGGAGAAATTCCTAGAAGATGCTGGTAAACTATGTATACCAATTTATGACGTAGATGCTCTGAAAAATTACCCTAACGTCTTCCGAGAAGGTGAACCAGTCATAGTCACAGAGAAGATTCATGGCAGCAATGCGCGGTTTATTTTCACGGATGGTATGCTGTACGCTGGCTCTCATAAGCAGTGGACAAGTCCGAGTTCCAACTCAATCTTTAGGAAGGTGCTGAAGTCTCAGCCTTGGATTGAAGAATGGTGCCGAGCACATGAGGACTACGTTCTTTGGGGAGAGGTAACTCCTACCCAAAAGGGCTATGAATACGGAAGCAAAGACCCACAACTGTTCGTCTTTGATGTGCGTCATCCAGATGGTCACTGGCTCAGCTATGACAAGGAAGATGAGAGTGTTACTCTGCAACAGTTGTGGACACGCTCTGTGCCGATGCTTTTCTTTAAGGTTCCATACAGCAAAGAAGGTATTATGAAGATTGTTGATGGGATTTCATATGTGCATGGTGCTACAAATATGAGAGAAGGCGTGGTCATCAAAGCGTTTCCGGAGAGACATGTTCGCGGCGTCGGGAGAGCACAATTGAAGATTGTGAGCAAAGTTTTTCTAGAAAAGGATAATAAGTAGCAAGGCCGGTTAACTTCGGCCTTGACTATTTTTAGGGATTGTGGTACAATGGTTTCAACGATTGATGAAAAGGGGAAAATGCTGAACATACCAGAGTCAATGGAAGGTTCTGAACTTCTGCAAATACTAATACAAAGAGGAATTACTTTTAAATTAGGAACTTCTCCTAATTTGGAACTAGAAACTTGTCCATTCTGCAATAAGACTGGTTATGGTCATTTTTATATAGAATGTCATGGAAAAAGCAGCCAAAGTCCACAACGCAACGGCTTATTCTTATGTCAAAAATGTGGAAAATCAGGAAATTTATATTCTTTAAAACAGCACTGGGGAATCGCTAAACCAGATATTACGTCAACTTCCGAGTGGGCCAGTAAAGAAAAGAAGATTGATCCCCTTCCTGATGTAGAAGCGTGTCATCTGGCACTAATGGCTGACAGCGATGCTCTTGACTATCTTGTGAATATTCGGGGATTCTCACTTGCAATTATACAGCAACAAAAACTTGGACTTGCACAGCAGACATTCAAGGAAACAGGTTCTGTTCGTGCCCTTGTCATCCCTTATTTACTAAATGGTAACTGTGTGTGGGCTAAGTATCGCACAATGCCCGATCCAAACGATTTAAAGAAGATTCCAAAGGCGTTTGCTGCTCCTCATGGTTGGGACAGTACGCTGTACAACATTAGTGCACTTCAAGGAAACACTTCAGAAATCATTCTTGTAGAGGGAGAATGCAATACAATTGCAGCATTGGACAAGGGAATTATTAATGTCTGCGGTGTGCCGGGAGCCAACGTTAAAAAGGCTGAATGGATTGAAAAATTAGAGCTAGTAGAGCGTGTTTACATCTGCTACGATGCCGACAAAGTAGGACAGAATGCTGCTCAAGAGATCGCTAAACGAATCGGTATCGAGAAATGCTGGAAGATTGTACTTCCCGTCTTTGTGGTTATTACTGACACCGGTAAGGAGCGCAAAGGTAAAGACCTAAATGAGTGGTTTACCCATGGAGGAACAGCCGAGAAATTTGATAAACTAAGAGACGAAGCTACTCTATTCGATGTTGAAGGTGTTAAAAACAGTGTAGATGCTCTTGATGAATTTGAAGACGAATTAAATGAAAAGGGAGCAAGTGCAAAATATGTTTGGCCTTTAGTAGAAGAACTAGCACAGTTTGAAGAGGGAGATGTCGTAGATATTTTGGGAGGTGAGAAGCAGGGTAAGACGACTGTTGGTCTAAACTTGATGGAATACATGGTAAGTACCTATGGAGACAATGGTGTAATCATTTGCCTAGAGATGCGCCGTGCAAGACTGGTTCGCAAATGGTTGTGCCACAAGTGTGGCATAGAAGACAATCTTCCCAAGAACGACGACGAGAAGCTTGCACTGACTCAGCAGTTCAAGGATGCTATCCCCAAGATCAAGGAAGTTATTGCTAACCGAGAGGGTGACCTTCTGTTCTGCTACCCGGACTACCAAACCGAGGAAGACATTTACAAGCTGATGATTGATTGTATCCGGCGCTATGGTGTCAAGTGGATTATGCTTGACAATTTGCAGCTTATATGCGATACTACAATCAAAGGTAAGAACCGGACGCAGCATTTGTCCGAGATTAGTAAACGAGTTGCCAAGATAGGAAAAGATTATGGGTGTCAAATTATTAGGCTGCTCCAACCCCACCGAATCGCAGATACTAAACTTGCTACAAGCGATTCTGTCGATGGTGCCAGTCAAATCGCCAAAGACTGCGACTGCATGTTCGTCATCAACCGTAACAAAACTGGAGAGATCAGTAAGGAGACATTTGCACAAGGCGGTTTTATACAAACAGAAGGCTCTTTCGGCCCAGAGATGCTTGTCAGTGCAGGACTCTCTCGATATTCTTCTGGAGGATCAACCACCCTGTACTTTAATGGGGCTACCAGTACAGTGTACAAGCTTACAGAAGGGAAGATCGCAGCTATGAACGCTAAGGCTAATCCAAATGTAGGTTATGAGAAGCAGTTGACTGCCATGGGAGCACCCCTCGACAACCTTAAACAAGTTCTTGGTGAAACATTACCAGTAATGGATGTGCCGGAAGGAGAAATCATTGTCTAACGTTGACACATATATGAACCAGTGTACAAATTACTTGAGCGAACGAGCGAAGGATGTTGTATATACATTCAAAGAGTATGATATACGAAGACCAAAAGACATCCTTAGAGTAACTGGATTCAAGAATCGCTTTCTAGACCTTGGAGCATATCGAAAAGTTTATAAACTAAGCGATTTTCCTCTTGTGGTAAAATTTCCTATACATATCCCCAATGAAGAGGGGTTTGAAGAAGATTGCCAACATTCTGTACTAGAATATAAAGCGTATAAGAAGATATTGAGCAGGAATAGAATATACGCAAGATTAATACCATATCTTCCAAAGCTTTACTATATAAACCCAAAGACAGGGGTTTTACTCTCACACTACTATAGACCGATTCTGAACACAAAGTTTAGAAAGCTTGGGGACTCAATAGCATTATTGCTATCGGATATTGTTGAACTTTCATGGAAGAGGGTGGAAAAATTAAAACCAAATTCTGAACTAGATGTACATTCTGGTAATCTTGGACTTGACGAAAACGGTAGGATAAAGATCATAGATATGGGATACTTTTTTAAGAACTAAGGAAAGGATGACTAAACAGGAAAAAGCAAAAGACGCAAGACTAAGAAGGGAATTCAACACAAACTTAGACGAATACAATCAAGTACTCAAATACCAAGGATTTTCTTGTGCTATTTGCAAGCGTAAAGTCAACAAAAAAGGACGTGGACTCATTTTATGTGTA